CATCATTTCCACCTTCATATATTTTTTTTACTGATGCATTATTAAATACTCCACCAGTTTGTCCGAGAGTTATAAGATAAAGCCCAGTTCTATTAATGCACAATACGCTAATATCTGAAACGATTGGTGCAATACGATATAGAGTACGATTATTTTCGGTTTTTATATATTCAGCTCTGCTAATGTATTTTTTGGTCTCACTATTTAGTGCATTGATTGCCCCGATGATTGTCTTGTTACTAGTCTGCAATTCCGAAATGGTAGCCTCGTTTAATTTCTTAGCTACCCACTTCCAGAAAGTGCCAAAAAGAAGTCTTTTGTTTTTTTCGTCTGTGGAATCACGAACCATTACTTCATCTGCATCTACTGGTGTTGCTGTTTTTTCTGTGTAATTACTCCAAATATTATTAGCCATAGTTTTATACCTCCATTGAAATATGTTGTTTGATAAGTTGCTTTAATTCGTTCAACTCCGCTTTCACGGAATCAAGCTCAGATTGTAAATCTTTGACTTTCTCATGCTCATTTTTCAGCATTGCAAACATACAAGGAATCATAATACGATAGTTCCAGTTTTCAGCACGTCCCTTTTTATCATGGTCAACAGCAATTGGAAATCTGCGGTCAATATCCTCTGCAACAAACATTGGCATTTCTTTACCGCACCGTTCGTCTTGTTCCATAAGATATCCGTCTTTGTACTTCGCCCAGATTACCTTGATTTTATAGAGGTCTTCCAGTTCGTCTTCCTTTACGGTTTTCCCGAGTACTTTATAATGCATAGAGGATGACGCAATTGTTCCAACATCTCCATTATTATTTTTTCCCAAGTTACTACCGGTTATAAGCTTAGGCATTTCTGGCACATTGAGAGTCAGAGAACTGCTTCCGGTTGTCTCCACTTTCATTCTGGATACCGTTTTTAAAAGAAGACCAGCTTGTTTGCTCTCCAAAACAGTCCAATATCCATCAGAGTATTGCGCGGATAAATCAAGAAGTCCATGAACAAGGGAGGAATCGTAACCAGCTGTAGCTACAGACTCATTTATCTGGAACCACTCTTTTCCCTTGAAGTTTTTAAACCCAACCGAGTTATCTATTTGAGCTATTATATTTCCATTCGCGTCGTACACCTCAAAGGTGCCATACCCATTATTTGGACCGCCAAGCTTTAACGTTCCGCCCTTCGCATAAGTGAACGAAATATATAACTGGTTGCCCTCTTTATAAATTCCTTTCATGGAACCATTATTTGTAAGAAGATTAAATATCTCTTCATGGGTAAGTGCGTCCACATCTATCACCACAGGGACAGATTGCATATCCAGCTGATTTGTAGTTCCATCTGCTGCATACAGGATAAATCTAACAGACACAATGCTTCTATCCAGTGAGCTAACAGTATAACTTTTACTCGGCTCATTTACAGTTGAAACCAATACGTTTGTAAATGTAGAGCCATCCGTGGAAGTCTGCACATACCATCTACCGGAATATGCCGTTCTTGTAGCACTGTCGCCATCTCGATAATAAGCTTTTGCCGTAATTGTACTTGGTACAACCTTGTCATTCTGACCTCGTTTTAGGATATTAGATGAAAGCTCGATAAAATATGTCCTGCCAGGTACACCTTGTTCTCCTTTATCGCCCTGTTCACCTTTTATCTTCGTCCAGCTATATTTTGTCGGGTCAATGGAATCATCCGGCGTGTCGTAATCAGTATATTGGCCAATATACTGCTTTCCGGCACTGACAACTACATCAAAGCCAGTTTTTCCGTCCGCACTATTCGCATAAGCTATGTGGAAATATGGCGTCTTTCCGTCCGCACCTGCTTTTCCAGGGATACCTTGTGCGCCATTCGCGCCTTTTACAAGTGTCCACGCGTAATCATCTGGATTAGTACTATCTTGCTCGGTAAAATCCGCATACATACCGATATACTCACGATTACTGTCCGACACAGAGAAATCTGTTTTTCCATCAGCACTGTTTGCATAGGCTAAGTGTGTTCGCTGGGATAATCCATTAGAACCTTGGTATCTGCTCCAAGTGTAATCTGATGGGTTATTACTTCCCACTTCTGCTCCAGATTTTAAAAATCCAATATAGGGAATTTCTTCAAGTGAAATGCAAATAGCGTTCCCATCTGTATCACAAATAACATTCCCATCGGAATCAAGCCAAAGTACATATTGAGGATTATCCGTCATGTCCTCGCCATTCGGCATAGAAGAGTATCGTATTGATGGGGATACGCCTGGAATACCCTGATCTCCTTTCGGTCCCTGGAGGCCGTCAACGCCATCTTTGCCGGCGTAAATTTTAGCCAGCGAAAATCTCTTAACTACTGATAGAACACTGATATATGTTGCTTTAATATCTACCCATCCATCGTCAGCGGATAATGCTGTTACTGTGTATGTCTTGGTTGCATTATTCCAGGATCCTGTTACACTATCTGATTTGATAATTGTAAATTTGCAATCAGATGTAATATCCTGTGTTCCGTACATTACGACCGCCTGTGTACTCACGTTACTAGGAAACGTTCCATAATTTCCATCAGAGTCAACAGAAACACCCTGGTATTCGTTACTCAGCTGCAAGGTCATATTCTTGGCAAGAGCCGCCGCTTCCTGCGCGGATTTAGCTGCCGCTAAAGCATCCTCGGAATCCTGTAATGCTTTTGTTACGTCCGTATCTTTTAATCTTTCCCAGTAATACCCTTTTCCATCATTGCGGAATCTGTAAGCATGGCTGTCTCCATCATAATACAGATCACCTACATGCTTACTCATTTCTGTATCAGTTAGCCACTCGTTTGCCGGGTAATTGCTAAGTGTAGGTGCAGGAGTCCCGGTCCAGGTATTGATATTTCCGTCAATCTGACCTTGCATACTGTTTAACAGTCCGTCCAAAGGTGATGCACCGATTCGCACGGATGCGCCGTCAATTACAATCTGGTTATTATCAATATCGGCTGAAAAGATAATTTTTCCGTTTGTGTCACGCACGATCAGCGCGCCGGCATTGATGTAGCTTGCATTGATTCCCTCGGCGTATAGCAGTCTTGTAATCATTTCTCCTGTAACAGTAAATCCATAAGGATAGGTTTTTCCACCATCTGTAGAAATTCCAATGGCTTCCGCCGTGAGTTTCCATACAATATCTGATTCTTCCAGAGTCGGCTTATTGTGCATATAATAGATTACACTACCGTCGTCCTGTGGATCTTCTGTCATATAAAGCCCGCCAGACTCCTTAAGCGTATTTGCTAGCCTTTCAACGGCTTTTTCGCGCTCTGTGCGTTCATCCTTAACAAGTTGTCTAGCTTCTACCAGTGCTTTTGTAGCTTCCGACATATATGTGCTGCTATTTCGGATGGGATCATCTGCCTGCGTTTTTACAGTGGTAATGCCATTTAACGGAGATGATACATTGGTAATAGGTGTGAGATATTTATTGCCGTTTCGGTCAAAACTGTATGCCATGTCGCCAAACTCTAACAGAGGATTATAAATCAGATCCCCTTGCAGATTTCGGAATCTGGCCCCGACCAGATTACCGCCAATCCATGATGCTACAGTTCCGAGGTCACTGTCAGACAGAAGATTGTTTTCTAACTCCAACACATATCCAGCAGTTCCAAACAGGGATTCCGATTCTTTGTTTTTTACTCTGATACCAGTAATTACAATATCATCACTGGAAAGTGTAGGACTACTCACGTAATCCTCTAATTTAAATGGAACTAAGGATCCGTTTTCGACAGCTCCAAAATTCCATTTTATAAACTGCAAATAACCTCTGTTGTCAATTCTGGCGTTTGCCGTCTCCAACATTGCCGCCCATCCAATCAACTGACGGAATGTCATATTATCTGGGAGTGCCGTAACAACAACATTTCCATGCGCCATAGAAGAAAATCCCATAGGGATATTTAAACTCTCACAAGTGTCTCTTACCAGCGCTATAACTGTCTGTGGAAGTGTCAGAGCGCTATAATATTTAGCGTTGGTTTTATACATGTCGTCTAGCGCCGTAAAGCTCAATATTTCGCCATATTGCTCTGGCGTGGTAATTGTATAGACACCCTTATCAATCGTCTCATATCGGTCTTCCGACGCGGCTCTGGACAGAACTATGCTGTTTCCATCAGTGTCTAAAATCGGCTCATAAAAATCATCCATCCAAATTGATTCACTGGCTGGTTCTGCCACGGAAGTCTGGAGTTTCAAATAGGCGTGAACTTTTGCCTGGTAGAAATTATAATCTTTCCACTGATCCTCTGTATTGTCCAGTTCAAGCTTCATTGTTTTGCAAACTGTAGCGCCGACCGGGAAGCTACTACTCTCCGCACAATCGGAAAAGTCATTGTTGCCGATCATAATCTCGTTTTCAAGTGTCTTTGTTGTTCCGTCAGCAAAGGTGATCTCCACGATTTCAATTACTTGCTCGCCATCCTGCAATTTTTCTTTAAAAGTATTTGATACATTAATCAAGTGGATTCACCCCCTGCATATTAAATGATATTTCGGAATAGTATTCCCCAACTTGTTTTATGTTGTAATTCATTTTTCCCACGTAAAACTTTTCTGAACGCCATTCATTTTTGTGTGCTAACCAGTGATGTAAAATGAACGGCTTTCCTTTAATGATTGCATTTACGAGATTAGCTGATTTCTCATCAACGCGAACATTTGTGGCTTTATAGCTATATTGCATAACTGTATAAAGTGGTACTATTATTGCTCTTCCATACTGTGTGCGGTTACTTCCTTCTGAATAGGTGGTCTCAAAGTTACACTGCATATCCTCATCTGGTTGAGGGATGAGAAGCCCATTTATTTTATATCTATCAGTTATTGATTTACTTATTGAAAATGCCACATTCTCACCCCCCTATGCCAATTCAAACGGATTTGTACCGCTTGCATCACGTCTTAACTTTGCTTCGTCAATCATCTCATCAAATATGGTTCGTCTGTTGAGCTGTGCGGTAAATCTATAGCTTCCGCCAGACTGCTGTCCTCCAGTTTCTTCCCTTACAATCTGCCTTAACAATTCTTCTGGTGCTTCCAGGTTGCGACCATTCTTCTGATCTCCAAGCACTGCAAGGAACTCTGATCTTGGCGGGATAACGGCACCTTTTGCAAGATATGGAATTGTAGGAACTCTTGGGAAATTAGCTGTAAATCCAATTGTCCTCGAACCAAAAGGAGTTGGAACCTTCCACGGTCCAAATGTAAATGCTGATTCAATGCCGCCAATTGCACTGTTTACAGTTCCAATAGCGCTGTTTGCAATTCCGATCACCTTGTTTAATATATCTTTGATGGTATCACGTATACCCTCAAACGCCCTTCTGACCGTATCTCTGGCACTTGTAAATTTATCCACGATTGCATCATGAATAGCACTTACTTTTCCGTCAACAAACGTTTTTATTTTTCCCCATATAGATGACGTTTTTTCTGACACGGAATCCCAAATTCTTGTAATTTTAGACTTTATTCCGTCAAATACTGTCGAAACTGTAGTTTTTATTGCTTCCCATGTATTAGACAGCCATGTTTTTATAACATTCCATACTGTAACAGTAACTGTTTTTATTGCGTTCCAAGAAAGAGAAATGATACTTTTTATTATTGTTAATGCGGTTTTTACTATTCCATTAATAGCTTCCCAGGCTCCAGATATAATATCTTTTATAAGGTTCCATGTACCTCTTGCAGTTTCTTTGATTCCGTTCCATGCTAGTTCCCAATCGCCTGTAAAAACTCCTTTCAGAAAATCAATAACTCCGCTCAGGACATCTAATACATCTCCAATAATTTTAATAACGGATTTTATTGCCTCTATAACAGTGTCGCCAATTACATTTGCAACGTCTGCTATTACTGGAATTGCATTTGATACAATCCAGCTAATTATTGGAACTAAAATATTTTCCCAAAGCTCTTTTAAGATATCTATTAATTTGCCGAGAAAAGTTTGGACTTTTACAAACATTTCTCCCAATTCCCCATCCATAAGCTCTTTTATCTTAGAAGCTAAACCTTGCATAACTGGAAGAATATATGTGTTATATCCATCTATTAAAGTTCCAAAAATGGTTGAAAGTCCATTAGCTATTGAATCAAAAAAAGGTTTTAAATGCTCATCGTATAATGCGGTCACTAAATCGGAAAGATTTTGAATAACTGTCGATAATCCATCGGTTATTGTTTCGATAACCCCAAGTGTTCCTTCGACTGCGCTTTTTAATATATCCTTATTATCAATGAACGGCTGTGCGATCATATTCAGCATATCTCTTCCAAGTCTTGCACATAATCCCATAGCAGTCATTGAGATATTTGAGAATATCCCTATGATATTGGCTGTTATCTGCTGCGCAATTTCTCCACCAAATGCAGAAAATACCTCTGCTAGAGCGGATGAAAAATTTCCTTCAATTTGAGCAACCTCAGATCCAATATCAAACATATCAATTAAATATGTTTTTATTCTACTGGTGTTTTGCTTTAGAAATTTTTCTATTCCTCCAATAAGATTTTGAGCAATTGTTATTCCAATCCTCGAAAAAGATCCAGATACTCTTCCAATGGAATAGGCAAATGTATCTAAAAAATCACTTGCCGCTCCAATTACTTCTGGATCAGTAAATATATTCTGCAAGGATTTCCCGATAGAGTTAATATTTTCCTTAATATCATCAAAAATCGGTTTGTAATCGCCTAGTCCATCCCAGAATCCTTTTGATAGCAATTTGGCTAATTTTTTAAACTTCTTTATTATGGAATCAAGCGGCTTGGACATTTTTTTAATAGTCGTTTCGCCTTCTGCAAGTTTTCCGTAATCCACATTGCTTACTGCACCAGATAATCCTCCAGACGCTCCACCACTCCCGCCAGATGAAGATGGTATGGAAGAGCTACTATCTGTAGAGGTAGCTTTGTGTATTTCGTCCAATGAAGAAAGATAATTTTTTGTTTCTTTATTTGCCTTTTTCGTTGCCTTAGCATTATCGTTTGTGGCATCTGCCAGTTTCTCTGCATTATCGGCTGCCTGTCCATACTGATCTGCCGTATCTGCAACTGTATCTGTTCCGGCAAGCCCTGCGCCGCTTCCACCTGTCTGACCTGATGATTTCTTGCCAGTAATAAGCTCCGTGAATGACTTAAATGCGTTTGCCAGAGTCGCCAGTTTGCCGAGAAGAATATTGATTACTTTCAGAACAGGTGTAAAAATATTAATCAAACCTTGTCCGACTGTTGCCTTGAGGGACTGTAGCTGTAACTGCATAACTCTCACCTGATTCGCCCATGAGTCAGATGTTCGGATGAAATCACCAGATGCAGCCGATAATTGTTTCTGCACAAAAGCCAGACGGAGAGCTACTTTCTCCTGCTCGGTCATAGCAGATGTAGTTTTGCCGTAGCCATTTGCCAGTGCGTACTGATCAAGTGCCGTCTGGGTCATTACCACGCCGAGGTCCTTGAGCGTTTCCGTTTCACCAGTAAATACGGATTTCAGTTTGATATAGGCTAAGTCCTGACTGATGTTGTAAAATGATGCTACGTCACCAGTCAGCTGTGTCAGAGCCGTTGACATGTCGTAAGCCTGTGATTCTGAGAATCCGAATGACTTAGACATTGCTCCGAACGTACCAACATACCTTTTTGCCATTGTCTCTGACAGTCCGGCTGAGACCATTGCATTCTTTGCAAATTCATTGACCTTATCCGACATGGTGGTGAATGTAACATCGACCACATTCTGAACTTCTGCGAGGTCGGAGCCTAGCTCAATACACTCTTTTCCAAACTGCACCAACTTACCAACAGCAAAAGCCCCACCAATTAACAGACCGATTTTTTTTACAGCACTACCAAGGCTGTTAAATGACTGTTTAATCCTTGATACTCCATTATCAATTCCAGATGTATCAAGCTTAGTATCAATAATAATTGAGCCATCAGCAGCCATGTGTTCGCCTCCTAACTATTTGAGGTTCAACATCTCATTCAGCTTATCTTTATAAGCTTGCTCATCGTCGCTGAGACGTGTCTTTATATCAATAATATTTTTGTTTTCCTGATAGAATTTCTTTTCCCATTTATCCAGACGTTCGCCCTTCGCCTTTTTAGAGCGGATTCCAACAACTGTGTTGAACAGGCACTCACCGGATTCCATGAAATATCCAAAAAATGTCCACCAGTGCATATACGGAATGGCTCTGATTTCTTTTCCGGCAACTTTATTTACAGCCGGTACAATCATATCTCCGTCCTGTTCCCAGTCCATCAAACGGGGCTTTGGTTTGTTCGGGTTGTCATCAGTCTGTCCACAGTCAATAAATTCACACGCTTTCTGACAGGCTTCAGATAAATGTTCCGGCGGTATGCTCTGCCAATCCTCGAACAGAATCTGTATCATAACAATTGACTTCGCCTGTTCGTCTAACTCTGGATCATTCCACGCAATGAGAATATCAATGATTGCTCGAAAATCCGTTCTGATAGAAAAATCCACCCCACTTATGTTCAGTGAGGTGGGAAGCTCATAGGCGGTCATTTTTCATATTTCTCCGTATACTTGTTAACTGCTGCCTGCATTTTCTTTTTTCTCTTTTCAATTTCCGGTGCGATTGCTTCTGCGATCTTGTCCAGAACGATATAAGCAAATACCTGGCCATTACCGAATACAGTTGTTGCGGTAATTGGTTCTTTAAACAGGTCCTTGGATGCTTCATATCCAAGGAGATAATTGATTTTATCCTCAATCTGTTTATTCAGTTCCGCCATTTCTTTACCAGATGTGACTTTCTGGACGGAAGCCTTGAACTGTTCAAAGCACTCCTCCAGTTCTTCTGCACGTGCTGCCACATTGATATCTGTCGGGTTCAGTTTGAAAGAAGAAAAAACTTCACCTTTGTTATTTGTGAATGTAAAAACGAGAATTCCATCATCAATTTTTGTATTAATTACTTTTGCCATTTAGCATGTCCTCCTTGTATATGTGCTTATTCGCTGTCGGCTGTGAATGTACCGGAACTGATATCAAATTTTCCTTTTACACGTTCGCCAACATAGTTGACAGTAAACGGAATCTGATAACCGGATGTATCACCGCCATAGGAGGTCGGCACAACATAACAATCCTGCTGGTATGCTTCATACTTTCCTGCTGTAGCTTCTGTCCACAGATGAACCTCAACTGCTTTTGTTTTGAGGTTGTCATCTTTGAGACGTCCATCTACAATCTTCTGCAACGCTGTGAACAGGTCTGATGTGGTATCTGCATAAAACGGATCAGCGTCAGAAGAAACTTCGTAGCCGTTATGCTTGAATGTGGATTCTCCAAGAATGTTTTTAGATGTTTCGGTATCTGGATTGAGTTCGACATTGTACTCTTCCAGGTCCTTTCCAAGACGCTCATATTTTGGTGTCAGCCCTCCGCAGAGGGAACCTGCATCAATATAATGAGCCATATATTTACGGTCAATTTTTCCTGTAACTGCCATAGAAATGTCCT